ATGTTATAATGCCAAGCTGCCACTCCACTGCTGTATGATGATGTTGCATAGGTGCCAAAATTTACAAAGTTGGGACCACTGTAGTAACCAAAATACCACCCGTTGTATCCCTGTACGCCGCTAAAATCTGTCTGCGAATCGTAGTTGCGATACACACACGTTCCAGTGGGGGCCGAACTAATACTTGCTGTGCGACTAGCGGATGGAACATTTAGAGTTGTGCTTGATGCAGTGCCACTATATGTAGAATTGAAACTGCTAATCTCAATATAACTGTTAATGGAATCAGAAGGCATAGGTGACACAGAAGGCGACCCTGAACCTGAAGCAGACCCTGAACCTGAAGCAGACCCTGAACTAGACTCGCTCAATTCTTCTAATTGACGTGCACTATTCACGTATAATAAATTTAGTCCCAGTAATAGGAACAATTTAACTCCCACCATTTATACGCGGTACCTAGCATGGCACAAGTAAATTTTACGTATCAAGCAAGCAACCTAAACAAATCTAAAATATAAGACCCAGCACATCATGTCTGTTGAAGCGCTTGTGGCCCTAGCCAAGCCGGACGTATCTTTGCCACCCCACGAGCAGCTGGACGCAATTCGCCAAAAATTGGAGCCCTACATTTATCATCACTTAATTGAAACCTATAGCCCCATTCTAAACGCATTTTGGGCAAATTATAATCCACCAAAGCAGGCCCCGTATGCCTACGTAATTGTTGAACGCAGACCGCACCCAAATTTTGCATTTATTCTCAAAAACATGGCCATTGCGGCCCCGCACATGTCAGTCTACATCTTTTGCTCCGACGAAAATATAGAATTTATTAAAATTCTTCTTGGCAACAAAATTGCGAATTACAACATTATAAAGGCCTTTTCGGGAACGGCATCGCGCACTCAGGGCAAAATTGACTATAATAATTTACTAACTGACGCCAACACGTATAGTCAAATTAATGCCGAATATATACTAACAATGCAGATGGATTGTATAATTCGTCGTAAAATTCCCTCCACAATTTTTCGTGGCACCTACTGGGGCAGCCCCTGGGGCTGGAAATCCCATATGCCTGGCGGCGGCGGCTCAACGGTTCGTAACGTAAAACAAATGATTGAATTGTGTAAAAAGTATCGCCCTGACCCGAAAATCTTATTGACCGAAACAGAGGACGCATGGATAGCCGAAAAATTGGCCTTTGAACCAGCAATGAGTTTTCCAGATTTAGAATTTCGCAGAGCGCATATTATGGAAAGCATGCCCGCCGATAATCCAATAGTTCTTCATCAGTTCTGGACGTTTGTGCACCAATATCAACAGGTCCAAGCCGATGTGTTTTTGAAATACTGGACACACCTTTTGACGCTTGAATTTTAGAAAATCTAAAATAATAAATTTTTATCCAACGGTAGGCTAAAAATTTATTTTTCTGAAAATTTTAGTCGCGAATAATAACATCCTCAATATATATTCCAGCAGGTATGTCTTCTATAGCACGCAGCTTTGGCCGCGCACGAATACTTGGTGCCCGCCTATTGCTAAAGCATGAAATCAAGCCCCAAAATACCATTTCTGACCATGTCTGTGTATCACGTAATACAAAATCGACACCGGTCCATTCAAGATATTTGCCACAGGACCAGTTATGTAATTCAGGTCGCTCATTGTAAAACCACAATGCACATATAAGACTGGGACACGTAATTTTGTCCTCAAGAATCATTTTACGCACATAGTCCACCGAGTTAATTTGAAAGCGCTCAGATAAATAATTGCGCAGCTTAGTAGCCCCTGTATTATTAGTTAAAATTCGTGTCCAATGTAGAGTTACATTGGCTACAGAGCCAATTTCAACATATGCTTCAGAAGGTAGGTAGATTTTATCTAATGGACCAAAGGCGACACCTGGAAGGTCAAAAGAATTGTTAGGACCAATTTTGGTAACAATATAATCCACATTTCTACATCTTAAAAATATTAGGGTTGCTTCAGACATAGTGTTAATATGCTCAAGATATAAAAAATCCGGGATAAGCTTATGTCAAATCAGATATTTGCCGAGTCATCGTCAGGAGCCTCTGCTTCAGCATCTAGTTCAGGCATATCTGCTTCTACATCGGGTACATCTGCCTCTGCATCAGGCACGGGCAATGGATTTGGTGCCACTGGATAAATATCAGCCAGCACCTGAAAGTCCCGCGATGCAGTAATGTAAATAAGGGTGCGCAACAGATTACGTGTAGCCTCCAGTTCACTGTGAGCCTGCTGCGCTATGCTGGGCGGATAAAGCTCATCATAACTCAGTAGCGGCGGCATATCTGAATAATCGTCGTCATGGCTATCCGTCACTACAGTGCCCTTTGGCAGAAAGACCGTTCGACACTGCGGACAGCGGGCATCTGTAGCCCGCGACCGCAACACAATATTTGTATAACAACCCAGGCAAATTTTATGGCTACAGCACTTTGGAATAACTAGGCCTGAAGCAGACCCATCTGTATAACACACGGCACACTCAAACGTTTCAGAAGGTGCTGCTTCTGCAGAAGCCTCAGCTGCAGAAGCCTGAGGTGGAGAAGCCTCAGCTGCAGAAGCCCCCGCTGCAGAAGTAGAAGGCAAGCCGCCGCGCGCCAACCGGGCATAATGAAGTTCACGCAATACACTGTTAGATGACATGTTTTATCTAACCATCTAATAGTCTAAATAGTTCAATTTTTTAAAAAATTGAGCAGTTCTATGGTATAATCACAGCTAAGCAAAACCCAAATGCCAGAGACTCGCATTAGAACCTTCTGGTTATCAAATCCAGACTACTGGATAGCCATTGGCCCCAAGCAACATGCTGCCGACAAGCTTATCTACAGCACCTTTTACAATTACGATTATACACAGGAAGATACACTTGGTCAGGTTATTTATCTGGACCAATTTATGCGCCACTTTAGTCGCATAACAACCATTTCTGAAAATACCATTCGCGATTCACGCATTGATGCCGCCCGTTTAGTCATGGCCCTGACCCCAGCCGATTGGTCCAGCACCCAGGAGGACGTGCTTATCTGGTATCTTATGCCGTGGAAGCATCTGCATGACTGGCCCAACATTTTCAGCACAATAAACACCTGGCTCAACAATCGCCCACTAACAGATTTTCCCACCCTAAATCGCTATTTTATGGATACCTATACCAAGGCCTACAGCCCCGCCACCGTAGCCGAAACCATACAGCACACCACTGAGCAGCCCATCCAATTTTACGACGCCAACCAGATTTGTGACTCGTATCCGCTTATCTACGCTGACCCAATTGCCTGGGCCACAATACGCACTTCTAAGTTAGCGCAGCCCCTAATTAACGCCTTTACCCCCTACACTGAAACCCCTATTACAATTAGCCTAAGCGGCGGCGTCGACAGTATGCTTATGGCAGCCCTGCTTATCCGTGAGGGCTTCGACGTAGTAGCCATTCATATTGTGTATGGAAACCGCACCGAGTCCCCAATGGAGCAAAATTTCGTTGAAACCTACTGCTACCGCTTGGGCATTCCACTGTATATCTACACGATTGAACACCTGAAGCGGGCACAATCAGACCGCGCCTTTTACGAATCCGCCACCCGTGACCTACGCTTCAGCGCCTATAAGGCCCTAAAGCGCCCCGTATTGTTAGGCCACATTCAAGAGGACGTTGTTGAAAACATTTGGACCAACTTTGCCCACGGTACGCACCTGGACAATCCGGCTAAGTTTGCTCCTGAAGCCTTGGAATCTGGTGTGAAAATTTGTAGGCCCTGGCTCCACATTAAAAAGGAGCTTATCTATGCAGTAGCCTCAGAACTCATGATTCCCTACCTTAAAAATACTACCCCCGCATGGTCCAATCGTGGCAAGTTCCGCACAGATTTCTATGCGGCCACCCATGCCCAATACGGGCCACAAGTGGACCAAACCCTAATCAGCGTTGCATCACGTCTGAAGCAACAGGCGGCAATGCTTGACAAGCTCTTGTATCAAGCTATTTCCAACAGCTGGGACCCCACATCTAAGCGCATTAATATCACAACAGCCTTGACACTTAACCTGGGTCATGATGACTGGCTTCGCATATTTACTGACCTGGCCCATAACAAGCTCCATATTCAGAAGCCCTCCTTAAAGGCATGCGCTGAGTTTGTGCATCGGACATCAAAGGGCCTACAGCACAACACATCAGTCAATCTTAAAAAGGGCTTTGTAGTCAAGGTGTTGATAAACGACGACCAAACGTGGCTTCAGGTTCTTTAGCCGCGCTCTAATAGTTTGCCCAATAAAATATTGCTAGTATTAGAATGGCCGACTTAGGACAAGCAGTAGCAGGATTACTTCCAGGCGCTGAAGCCCCACCTGCTGCTCCAGCCCCAGCCGCTGCTCCAGCCGCTGCTCCAGCCCCAGCCGCTGCACCAGAAGCAGTAGCACCAGCCGCTGCACCAGAAGGACTAGCTGCCCCCGCAGCTGCACCAGAAGCAGAAGCAGCCGGTAAGCCAACAAAAATGGATGCTTGGACGCCCCTTGTTAAAGCCGCCTTAACAGCCCGCTTCGGCGCTGACAAAGCCCCCGCCTTTTTTGCCCTACTTCACGAAACTGGGTCTCTGGTTGCCGGCGGCTCAGTGCTTAGCGCCTGCATCGGTGAACCCCAGCCAGCCCAAGATACGGATATTTATGTTCCGGTTAAACATATTCCCCGATTTTTGACTACAATGGTCAAACCCGCCGCGCCAGCAGCCCCAATTTTCCCCGCAACAAACGGCTCCAGTTATGGCGCCAGCTTCTACTGTAGTTCTTTCCTACGTAGAAACGGTATTCGCCGCGTCTACAATTTCAATACCAATCCCCCCCGCGGCCGCGCTCCCCCTAACAGCCTCAGCATGGATATTATGGCCGTGCGCAATAAGCGCAACCCCATCAAAGTCGTCACTAATTTCGACTTGACCTTTTGCCAAGTCTGGTTTGACGGCCAAGATGTCTACGCCACTCATCCAAACGACATCACAACAAAAGCCGGCACCCTTCAATATGAGTATTGCTTGACCTTGCTGGGCGGCAATCGTTTTTTGAAAAAACGTATAAGAAAATACACTGACCGCGGCTTTACCGTTGCCTTGGATAAAAAATTATTAGAGCGCGCCGACCTTCAAAAAGTCATCGATTCTATTGCCGTAAGCCAAAATAATTCAATCTGCCGCTTACCAGAAGATGTTGTTGTTGATGCTGGTAGACGGCACCCTAGCAAATATGATGACCCCGCCTATGCCCAGCTCTGGTATAATCGTGTTGCTATGCGTTGGGCCCTAAATATACGCGACGACAGTGATGCTGACGGTGTGCGGCTTCTACATATTCCCCTAACAGACTCTGTATATGAAACCCAGCCATTACTGCAGAGTCGCAGCGCTTGGGGTGAAATGGCACGCTTTGAAGTAAACCCGTTTGACGGCTATGATAGTGAGGACATGGACGCCGATGAATTAAAGCGTCTAACTCTTGCTAACTATGCACCGGCTGCGGATGAAGGAGCAGTTAGCGACGTCTTGAAACTGGGGCGTTCAAATACAAATTTGGTGTTTAATGTACATTCAGAGGGAACTGGACGCGCTGCAGATTTAGCTTACATGGCAAGCCAACGTGGCTCAAATAGCATCAAAGCCCGCCAACTTCAACAAATCATTGCCGACAAGGGCTTGCGCACCGGTGACGATATTTTCGGTGATGACGGCCCACTTTACGATATTCACTATCACGACGAAGCCGGTGGCGTTACACGTACCAGTTTAGAAACATACTTACGTGGAAAAATGGCCACAGATACATATGACGCTCCATGCTACTACGCCCCTATGTGTACTAAGAAGCTG